GCACCAGCCAGGTCACCGAGGAGAGCTGCGATGTGGCCCGCCCCCAGGAGCCAGCCGAGTACGAATGCAAAGGCGTTGTCGACGACCAGGCGCTTCACCTGCTCGGGGAAGCTCTCCTCGTCGTGCTCGTGGTGCTCAGGCATCCTCAGGTGCCTCCGGCCATGCATCGGCGGCGTCGTTACTCGAGGGAAAGCCGCCGAGATCGCGCAACGCCTGGCGGTACTCCTTCCAAGGGGTTGACAAGACGACGTCCTTGAGAGCGCGCCAGTCGGAAGCGGCGAGAGCTTGGTCCCGCTGTTCTCTGAGATATTCCCAGGAAACATCATACTCGCCTTCCTCGATTCTCTGAGTGCCAGCCAGTTTGACCCACTTCCTCATTATCACACCTCGTAGGTTATCTTGGGGCACGACCCGCTAGTGGGGTAGGTGTTCGTGTTATCCACCGTATCGGGTAACCCCGTTGATTCGGTGTAACTTGGACTTCTAAGGTTAATCCCGCCCGTTACGACGGCGGGGCTTTCGGTTGAAGCGCATCGGGCTCTATAGAGATAAGTTGCTGAATTGACTTTTGGGCTACCTTCTCCTGTCACTCGGACCATTCCAATCCAGTACGTCTCACCCACTGTGAGGGATCCTGCTGCCCCCCCGTCGAAGCCGGTTAGCGATGTTTGGTAGATCGTCTCCTCTCCCGTGGCTGTCAGTCGTCCCTTTACGATCAGGGTGTCAGGCAGGTTCTCGTCATCGATTCCATAGATTGCGATATCAGCCGCTCCGGCCACTTGAAAGGCTGCTCCGAGTGAAGTTATGGTGCCAGTCGTCTGAGCTTGGAAGGGCCAGAAGAATATCTCATCGACCCAGACCACATACTCCCAGGAGTTGGCAGCAGCACCGGTCCCGTACGGCGGGGCGTCTGCGGTGTTGAACTGGTCGTAACTACCGTCTTTCATGGTGCTAGTGACGATCTTCAACCCTGGGGCGCCTCCACCGGCCTCGAGCAGCCCGCTCCACTCGCCGGATACGCAGAGCCTAGCTAGATTGACGATAATGAGGTCGACCATCTCCTGCTCGTTCATGTCCTCGATCGAGATGGGTTCTCCTACGCTTTGCACCTGGTCGAACGTCACCGTATCTAGATCGAGGTTCTGCAGGAGGGGAAAGACCCTCTTCGAAGGCTTACGATCCTCAGCTCTCATCCCAACAACCCGTCCCATTCCTGTTTCACCGATAGCCTGGCGAAGTTTACGATGATGAGGCGAACTAATTCTTCTCGGTTTAGATCCTCTATGCTGATCGGATCACCCACATCCTGCACGTTGCTGAATGATATCTGCCTGGCGCCGTCTCCAGCCTCGAGAGTCTTGGTCTTCAGTAGCTTGTATACGCGCGGGGAGATCGAGTGTGTCATCATCTCATCCCCACGACGAGCATGACATAGCCCCAGAAGTTGTTGGGGATCGCACTAGAGACATCGAACTGGCCCGGCCCTGCCCCGGTTCCAGTGCCGAGTCCCCCTCCTGTGCCTGCTGCAGCTGCGCGCTCTGCCGCTGCTGCTGCTGCTGCTGCCTTATTTGCCGCAATCTGGGCGAGTCTTCGCTGGACTTCGGCAGTTACTTCTGGTGACGTCCCGGTTTGTTGCCCAGTTCCGCCTACTCCAACCCCTGGCACCTGTACCAATGCTGCCACCTCACTTGAGTTGCTTGGATCGCATTTTGGCTATTCTCTCGATGCTGTCGAGATCCTTGGTTGATATGAAATCTCGAAGATAGAGCTTCTTGGCTTTGCTCAGAATCTCCGCTAATCTTCGGCGTCCTGCGGCCTTGGTCATGCGTCCCATGCAATCACGTTCAGGCGTTAGTCAATATCTGGGCGACGAAGTTCAGGTCAATCGGCGCTGAGAGAGGAACCATCTGGGATTGGTACTTGGCCGGGTCGGTGGTGGCGACTGAGCCCACGACGTTGCCCAGTGCATCCACGATCACGACGCCAGGGGACTCTATCTTGGCCCCGTCCAGGCTTGTGAAGCTGCCCGAGATGCACACTTCATTTTGTAATGTCGATCCTATGGAATTGCCCGTTTTCAGATCCGTCAGCTCCGTGGTGGTTCCTGAAGCCGGTGTTCCCTTGAAAATCCTCGAGGTTCCTCTGTTGGTGTAGACGCAGAGGGCGGCGTCCCTCGCGCTGGCCGTTTCCGTTAGCACCTGGACCTTATCTCCAGCTTGAAGAGTGAAGGGGGCGGACAACGCTGGAGTGTTGTTACAGATCCCCTTCAGACCAACAGAGATGATAGCAGCCACTAGACCCTGTCGAAGGAGGTAGCAGTACGATATTCCATTGTCAGCCTGGACCAGTCCTCGAGTGACTGTCTTTCCTGGCGCGAAATCTCCAACCGAAATCGAACTTACGGTGTATGCACTATCAGTTTTGAGCTCGACCTCAGTGGATTCGGCGATTTCAGTCTTCAGTGGTATGTTGGTTCCGTCTGAACAGACGAGAATCCCATTGACTGTGTTAGTTGCCATAGGATCACAACCTCACTCCGATGCCCAGGGGCTTCATCATGTTGCGATTCACATTGGCTATAGGCTTCCGTAGGAGCTTCGAAGCGAACTTAAAGGTCAAACCGATGCCTATTGCTTGCACGGCCATACCCTGGTAATTCGCCATGAAGTTCGTCTGCATGGCGTCGAAGGACGATCCGGGGTCAGCGACCAGGGAGGAGAGTGAGACACTAGCTCCGCCGTTCGTGGTCGCTAGTGCTGAACCACCAGCGCCGTCGAATCCGATGAATCCCACAGGGGTGTTGTTCGCAACGCCGCCGACGAGGACGCTCGCATACGCGTAGCTCTCTGCGAGATTGATGAGGCTGATTGTCTTCGGTGCTCGGCGTCGTGTCGCCTTCTTTCTACGTGCCATGGTCCTCGGAACTGAACGAACTCGGTAATAATCCTAATAATCCTATTGAAACTAGTCAATTGACTTCTCGAACGTACCATCAGGGCCTCTCTGCGTAACAACGGCTTCAATCGTGTTCATCTTCTGAGCCGCTAGGCTTTGAATGAGCTGCGCTATGGCAGCTTGGATCGGGTTGGGCGGGTCGAAGTCTCCGATGTTCCCATCAAGCATGCGGTCAATGGCGGCCTTGAGTGCCAGGGCAAGACGTTCATCGAGTAATTGCAGCATGTTTGCTAGCTCGATCCTCAGCCAGAGGCTCAAAGACACGATCGCAAGCAGGGAAATCACGTTCAAAACACCCAAAATGAGCAGTTCAGCGGCTACCATGTCTATGCAACCACCATCGTCCGCCCATCAACCTTCCCTCACGACCCGATTTCATTCAAAATACTAGAGAATCTTGAAGTCCGGTGGCTATTGTGGGCTAGTCATCGCCGGTGGGAGGGGGTGTGGATTCTGGGCGAAGCCCCAGAAGCCAGGGTGACCTATACCCTCAGCAGGAATATTAATAACTAAAACCAAACGTGCTAAATTTGGAGGGTCGGTCAACGAGTGCATCCACACTGACCGCCGGCTCTCCACAAGGGATAAACATGAAGGAATTTGATGAAACTAAACCACGATCCGCAACGACCCCCGAAGACTGGGATGAATACGGCATGCTCTGCTTCGGGGAACGTAACCTCGAATGGACGGAGATGATGGAGAGAGTTAGCCAGGCGCCGGGGTGGGGATGGAGCTGTATGTTGAAGTGCGTCCTGAACGACTACTGGATGGACAACGGGAGAACACCGAATGAGAACTGGGAGAGGATGGATGCCGTGATGATGAACGAGTTCGTGGCTAAGATCTACTACTGTTGGGTGCAGGAGTGGCGCTGCCGTCGCCCTGGGGACTTCGAAGAGGAGGAGGATGACTCACCATGAGGAGATGCCCTGAAAAGTGCTCATATTGGACTATTGGCATGCACGAGCATGCCATGTTTCGCTACTGCCCGTTCTGTGGGATCAAGACGGAGAGGTTTTGAATGCCAGGGATAAACGCAAACCTGTCAAACGCTGCCTTCGCCATCTGGGAAGAGGTCCCGAGGAAGACCCGTAAATCACCTCTAGGTGCTGCCGGGGAGGAAGGCCGATCTAAGTGGCTCTCTTCGGTCATCATAGACCAGCATCAAGACTCGAAGAGGTTTAGGAATGAAATCAGTTATCTGCTCGAAGAGAAATTGAAACTTATGAGGGATCTTCGAGATATGACCGCATCCAGGGACAACCTGCAAGAAATCGTTAATTGGTCAGTGAGACAGCCCGACGGCCCCAAATCGTAGTCGCTACCCCCCTACCTGAAGGGTCATTTCTCGATTCCTTAGAATCCGCCGCCGCCGCCAGCACCCTCCTCGCCAGGAGGAGGACCGAACCAGGACCAGTTCGGATGAAGGAGGTTGTACATGATGGCACCGAAGGAGAAGTCACCAGCAGCGGGCCCGGCCTCGCCAGTCGTTTCTCGCTCTACCTTAGCCGCCTCGAACTCGGCCTTCCATCCAATCATGTCGGCGGGTGTCGGGAGACCCGTCTCGTAACCCATGAACTCGAGGATCATGGCGATAGAGTAGAAGATGCCGACCATCTCCGAGGGGTCCTTGAGCTGCTTGGTGATCTCCGGGACCCCGAGACCCTGGAAGAGCGAGCCAGCTCCACTGGTGATTCTGTTGAACTGGATGGCAGCAATCAGGGAGTCGAGCTGCTCTGACTGCTTGTCCTGGAGAGAAATGCGAAACTCTGTGACGGTGTCCGGCTTTCGCTTGGTCATGAGAACGCACCAGCCAGGTCACCGAGGAGAGCTGCGATGTGGCCCGCCCCCAGGAGCCAGCCGAGTACGAATGCAAAGGCGTTGTCGACGACCAGGCGCTTCACCTGCTCGGGGAAGCTCTCCTCATCGTGCTCGTGGTGCTCAGGCATCAGGCATCACCGGCCATGCATCGGCGGCCTGGTTACTCGAAGCGAAGCCGCCGAGATCGCGCAACGCCTGGCGGTACTCCTTCCATTCATTAGGCAGGACTCTATCCTTCATGGCTCGCCAGTCTGATTCATCGAGTCTCTCATCTCGTAGTCTACGGACCTGCTCCCATGTCACCTCGACCATGACGTCGCTGATCTCGTTTCCGAGATGGTCTCTTTTGATGTGGCGTCGGTTCATAGTATCACGAATAGATGAAGCTCATTTTCGGGGTCGCGTAACCAATCGCAGCCTCATAACTGATGAGGTTTGCAGTGGTCACGGTGGCCGGGAGAGTGGCGCCGGTCAGGTCCGTCTCTGAACAACGCTCGACGTTGATGGCGTTGTCCTCGGTGGCCGTACTGGTCAACGGGAAGCTGGATGCATATCGGTGGTTGTTATAGCTCACACAATTGAGGGCCACGGGATCACTCCCAGCATTAACCAGGGAAATCATTCCAACGAAGTAGATAGTATCCTCTTCCAAGACAATCGACAGCCCGGAGATGTCGGTAGTCACCGTCGCGGCCGTGCCGCAGTCTACGTCACTTTGTACCGCCATCCTTGTAGCTGGTAGATCATCCGTGCTGGAGTAGATCGCAAAACCGAAATCATCGGTGCCAGATGTCTCAAGCAGAACGGTGAGGGAGTCCATCGTTCCCCCAGGGCCCGACCAGAATGGGAAGTAGGACGCGACTTCCCACGCACCGGCACCGCTCCAAGTGATGAAACCATACGACGCCGTCGATCCTGAAGCGGTGTGAAAACCCATGGTTCGCTGGGTCGCATTACCACCGGCACCGGCTAGAGCTGTACCAGGGTTAGCCCCGAACGGAATACCACCGCCACCGCCAGCCTCCAGCAGCCCTGTCCACTCACCGCTGACGCATAGTCTGGCTAGATTGACGATGATGAGGTCTAACATCTCCTGCTCGTTCATGTCCTCAATCGAGATGGGTTCGCCTACGCTCTGCACCTGGTCGAACGTCACCGTATCTAAATCGAGGTTCTGAAGCAGTGGAAAGACCCTCTTCGAAGGCTTACGATCCTCAGCTCTCATGCTAACAGCCCCTCCCATTCAGATTTGACCGATAGCCTGGCGAGGTTGACGATGATGAGGCGAACTAATTCTTCTCGGTTTAGATCCTCTATGCTGATTGGATCACCCACATCCTGCACGTTGCTGAAGGATATCTGCCTGGCACCGTCTCCAGCTTCGAGAGTCTTGGTCTTCAGTAGCTTGTATACACGCGGGGAGGTCGGATGTGGCATCATCTCATCCCCACGATTAGCATGACATATCCCCAGAAGTTATTTGGAATCGCGCTAGAGATGTCGAACGGTCCCGGCCCTGCCCCGGTTCCAGTGCCCACTCCTCCTCCTCCGACTCCGTTTGCTGCAGCTGCAGCTGCTGCTGCTGCCTTGTTTGCCGCAATTTGTGCGAGTCTAGCCTGGACCTCGGCAGTGACGTCCGCTGAGACCCCGCCGATTTGTTGACCAGTACCGGAAAAACCACCGATTACCTCCACCAATGCCGACACCTCACTTGAGCTGCTTGGATCGCATTTTCGCTATTCTCTCGATGCTGTCGAGATCCTTGGTGGAGATGAAGTCACGAAGATAGAGCTTCTTCGCCTTGGAGAGAATCTCCGCGAGTCGTCTTCGGCCAGCAGCCTTAGTCATCCGCGCCAATTTCTCACCCCTAAGCACTCGTCAGGAACTGGGCTTTGAAATTCAGATTCACCGGTGCGCTGAGATCCGCTGGGAGTGGTTGCTGAACTGACGGGTCGGTGTCGGTGACTGATCCGACGACGTTGCCCAGGGCGTCGACGATGTAAGCTCCGTTGGTTTCGATGAGAGCTGCGTCGACTGTGATGAAAGTGGCGGAAACGCAGGTTTGGCCTTGGAGTGTGTCACCGATGCTGTTTCCAGTCTGAATATCGACTAGCTCGTTAGTGGCCCCACCGCTCGGCGTGACGTGGAAGATCCTAGAGATTCCCTGGTTGGTGTAGACGGCGAGGCTTGCTCCTCTGTCCGAACTCGTCTGTGTCATAACCTTGAGTAAATCTCCAGCCTGCAAGGTAAACGGCGCCCAAAGTCTCGGGGTGAACGTCGACGCTCCCTTGACGCAGACGGCGATGTTTGCAGCTACGACGCCCTGCCGGAGAATGTAAGCGTATGAGATTCCGACAGAGCCGGACACGAGTCCATGGGTGACAGTCTTGCCAGGCGCATAGTCGCCGATGTTGATTGCCGAAACGGTGTACACGGTGTCAGTGGTCAGAGATGTTTCTGTGCCTTCGACGACTTCGAGCTTCAGCGGGATGTTCGTCCCGTCACTGCATGCCAGGTTCCCTACACAAGTTGTCGTTGCCATAGGATCACAACCTCACTCCGATGCCCAGGGGCTTCATCATATTGCGATTCACATTGGCAATAGGCTTCCGCAGGAGCTTCTTAGCGAACTTGAAGGTGATGCCGATCCCTATCGCCTGTACAGCCATAGCTTGGTAGCTCGCCATGAAGTTCGACTGCATGGCGTCGAAGGACGATCCAGGGTCAGCGACCAGCGAGGAGAGTGAAACACTGCCACCGCCGTTCGTGGTCGCCATCGCCGAGCCACCAGCACCGTCGAATCCGATGAATCCGACTGGGGTGTTGTTGGCCACACCGCCGACGAGGACGCTCGCATACGCGTAGCTCTCTGCGAGGTTGATGAGGCTGATTGTCTTCGGTCCTCGGCGTCTTGTCGCCTTCTTCCTGCGTGCCATGGTCCTCGGAACTGAACGAAGTCGCTAATAATCCTATTGAAAGTGGTCAATTGTCTATTCGAACTTTCCATCAGGTGCTCTCTGCGTAACAACGGCGTCGATTGTGTTCATCTTCTGAGCTGCCATGCCTTG